TCTACGTCTGCTAGTGCAGTTAGAGGTATGTCCTTCAACATTCTATTCCTTGACGAGTTTGCATTCGTCCCTAACCATGTCGCAGAACAATTCTTTGCATCGGTTTATCCTACTATTACTTCTGGTAAATCAACTAAAGTCATAATTATATCTACACCTAATGGTATGAACCACTTCTATAAGATGTGGGAAGATGCTAGAAATGGTAAGAATGGATATGTTACGAATGAAGTACATTGGTCACAAGTACCAGGCAGAGATGCTAAATGGAAAGAAGAAACATTAAAGAATACATCTAAGAGACAGTTTGCTCAAGAGTTTGAGTGTGACTTTCTTGGGTCTGCTGATACATTGATATCACCAGCAAAATTACAAGCAATACCATTTGAAGATCCAATACAAAGCAATGCAGGACTTGACGTATACGAAAGAGCTAAAGAAGGTCACGAATATATTATTACTGTTGACGTTGCCAGAGGTATCGGTGGCGACTACAGTGCTTTCATCGTGTTTGATATTACCACACTACCGTATAAAATCGTGGCCAAGTACAGAGATAATGAAATTAAACCTGTACTGTTTCCATCGGTAATCTTACAAGTAGCAAAAGAATATAGATTCCCATACATCCTAGTAGAGGTAAATGATATAGGAGATAGCATAGCAGCAACATTGAACTATGACCTTGAATATCCTAACGTACTCATGTGTGCTATGAGAGGTAGAGCAGGTCAAATAGTCGGACAAGGATTCTCAGGTAATAAGACACAGTTAGGTGTAAAGATGAGTATCACTGTCAAGAAACTAGGTTGTTCTAATCTAAAAGCATTACTAGAAGACGATAAACTTACATTCAAAGACTTTGATATACTAAGAGAACTTACTACATTCATACAAAGAAAGCAGTCATGGGAGGCTGATGATGGTTATCATGATGACCTTGTAATGTGTATGGTATTGTTCTCATGGTTAGTCATGCAAGACTACTTCAAAGAGATGACTGATCAGGATGTAAGAAGAAGAATTTATGAAGAACAAAGAAACCAAATAGAGCAAGACATGGCTCCTTTTGGGTTTGTTGATGATGGTTTAGGAGAGGATACATTTATAGATGGTGAGGGAAACCTTTGGGAATACGGGAGTTCCGAGGTTGACGTGGAATACATGTGGAATTACTAGGGGATTTGCAAGTCCCCTAAGACTTTTAAATTGCTAAGACTTTGATAATTCTAAATAATTAGAGATAAATTGGAAATTATCAGAGGAGAAAAACATGGCAAGTCAAGTCTCGCCTGGTGTAGTTCTTAGAGAACGTGACCTAACAAACGCAACAATCGTTGGAGATTCAGCTCTTACGGGTGCTATCGTTAGTTCATTTCAAAAAGGACCTATTGATCAGATTGTAAACATCGCCGATCAAAAATCACTCATCAGCGTTTTCGGTACACCCAAAGAAGCTAATGCAGAAGATTGGTTGGTCGCTTCAGAATTTTTAGGTTATGGCGGTAGACTCGCTGTAGTACGTGCTTCTAGTGGAGTGCAAAACGCTGCTAATGGTGGCGGTGTTCTTATTAAGAATGACACAGCATGGACATCTGGTGTTGGTAACACTAAGATATTTGCTGCACGTTCTGCTGGAACATGGGGTAATGGAATTAAGGTTGTTGTAGTTGATCGTGGTCCTGACCAGATCATTACTCTTTCTTCTGCACCATCTAACCCTCCTTCTGCTGGAGACACAGTTACATTTAATGTAAGTGGTGTTGCAAAAACTGCTGAACTTCAAGCAATAAGTGGATTAGATCTTACAGTTGTTCTTGACGATCCAACGGTTCTAATCTCTGACTCTGATAACATAGAAGGAACAACTATCAACGCTGGTAATGCTGGTGCTGATATTAACGTAGCAGCAGTTAAAGATGCATACACAAATACATCTATAGGTTCAACAGGATTGAAACTATCTGCTATAGGACCTCGTCCTGGTACTTCATCTTTCGCATCTGACAGAGGTGTTGGATATGATGAGGTTCATGTTGGTGTTATTGACACAACAGGAGATGTATCTGGTGCTGCTAATACAGTTTTAGAAAGATTTACTTTCCTTTCCAAGATATCTGACGCTAAGAGTCCTGAAGGTGGTTCACTCTACTACAAGGATATCATTAACGATCAAGCACAATTTATTTTCAGTGGTGCTGCTGTTGGAAGTTTGTTTGAACCAAACAGTACAGGTGGTGGTAAAGCATGGGGTGTTGCATCATCTACTCTTGCTTCTGGTGACTTCTTTAAACTCTCAGGTGGAAACGAGACTGACCTAAGTGGTGGTACAGATGACTATGCATATACTGCTGGTGAAGTTACTGCTGGTTATGATCTATTTTTAGATACAGAAGAAACAGAAGTTGACTTTGTTCTTATGGGTGGATCAATGGGAACTGAAGCGGATACCAAAACAAAAGCACAGAAAGCAGTTGCTATTGCTGCTGCAAGAAAAGACTGTATAGCATTTGTTTCTGCATTCAAAGGTAACCAAGTTGGATCAGGTGGATCTGCTCTTACTTCATCTCAACAGAAAACAAAAACACTTAACTTCTTTAACACTATTACTTCAACATCATATGCTGTTTTAGATAGTGGTTACAAGTACATGTATGATCGTTTTAACGACAAGTATCGTTACGTAGCATGTAATGGTGACGTTGCTGGTTTATGTGTTAACACTTCTACAACAGTTGCTGATTGGATTTCACCCGCAGGTTTAGCACGTGGTGGAGTTCGTAACGTAGTTAAGTTAGCATACAATCCTAACAAGGCAGATAGAGATGAACTCTATCAAAACAGAATTAACCCTATCGTAAGTTTCCCAGGAACAGGTGCTGTACTATTTGGTGACAAGACTGCTCTTGCATCACCTTCCGCATTTGATAGGATTAATGTTCGTCGTCTATTCCTTAACATTGAGTCTAGAGTTGAAGCACTTGCTAAGGGTGTTCTATTTGAACTCAATGATGAGGTTACTCGTACTGGATTCCTTTCAAATATCAACTCATATTTGAATGACATCGTTGCACAGCAGGGTATCACTGACTTCTTAGTTGTTTGTGATTCTTCAAACAACACACCAGCAGTTATTGATCGTAACGAATTTGTTGCGGAACTGTTCATCAAACCTGCCCGTTCCATCAACTATGTAACAGTAACATTTACTGCTACTAGAACTGGTGTATCGTTCAGTGAAGTCATTGGACGCTAATTCGTTAAATATATAAGAAGAGGACATTAAAACAATGGCAATTACAAGCAACGTATCAAGCTTTTTAACACAGGTCAAACAGGGTGTCAGACCCAATATGTTTCAGGTGGACATTACGTTCCCTGGTACAGTTGAGGCTGATCAAACACTAGTATCATACATGTGTAAATCTGCTGCACTTCCTGCATCAAACATTGGTGTTATTGAAGTTCCATTCAGAGGAAGAACAGTTAAGATTGCTGGAGACAGAACATTTGATAACTGGTCAGCGACATTCATCAATGATAAAGAGATGAAGTCTCGTGCTTACTTTGAGCAATGGTTGAACCAGATCAACACACATAAAGCAAACACAGGTGCTATCCAAGATCCTACAGCATATGGTCGTTCAGTTGTTATCAGACAACTTGAGAAAGATAACTCACCCGCAGGTTCTGAACTAAGATCATATAAGTTATGGTATGCATTCCCAATAAGCACATCTGCTATTGATCTTGCATATGATAGTAACGATCAGATTGAAGAATTTTCAGTTGAATTTCAGTATTCTTACTGGACTGTTGGAGATGATAGTGATACAACTGCTGGAGATAGCGGAATTTCTATCCTATAAATAACAGTAGGAAACACTTAGTTTAATTAGTAATGGGTCAATTATTTGGCTTTCAAATTAACCGCAAGACAGAAAAGAAAGGTCAATCACCAGTACCTCCTCTCGCTGATGAACCTGTCTCTATTGCAGCTGGCGGTTATTTTGGAACATACGTAGATACAGATGCCACTGCAAGGAATGAGTACGAGCTTATCCGTAGATATAGGGATATGGCACTTCATCCAGAGGTGGATTCTGCTGTTGACGAGATAGTGAATGAGTTTGTTGTTTCTGACAACAACGATAGTTGCGTTGATATCAACCTAGAGAATCTAGATGTTGGTGCTGGCGTTAAAAGAAAAGTTAGAGATGAGTTTGATTACATCAAGAGATTGATGAATTTTGATAATCGTGCTCATGAAATAGTTCGTTCGTGGTATATTGACGGACGAATTTTTTATCATAAGGTAGTAGATTTAGATAATCCTAAACAAGGTATCACTGAATTACGTTACGTAGACGCAATGAAAATGCGTAAGGTAAGACAGAAACTTGGAAAGATGGGTACTAATATGGATCCCAATATTTCAAGAGCAATTAAAGGTAGTGCTCTAGAGCATGAGTGGGGTAACTATATTGACTATTACTTGTACAACCCAAGAGGATATTTAAGGGGTGGTGCAATGGGTCCTGTGGGAGATATGTCTAACTCACAAGGAATTAAGATGGCAGTTGATTCAATTGCTTTCTGTTCTTCTGGACTACAAGATTTAAACAAAAGAATGCATCTTAGTTTTATGCACAAGGCGATTAAGTCTCTTAATCAACTCCGCATGATTGAAGATGCTCTTGTTATATACAGATTATCTCGTGCTCCTGAAAGAAGAATCTTCTACATTGATGTAGGTAATCTTCCAAAAGTAAAGGCAGAACAATACTTACGTGATGTAATGGCACGTTATCGTAACAAGTTAGTTTACGATGCAAGCACTGGTGA